TGGATTGATTCCGATCTTGATAGGATGTCGTTCGTGTGTCTCAGAAAGAGCAGCAACAGCGGCGTGGAAGTACATTCGATCTGCGAGTACTTTATCAACTGGAGCACCCCAAAAGATTCGAGTCCCTGGTTCCTTGTAGATCCTCTTGAGCTTTCTTGGCTCATCCTTGAGGGTTCCACAATTAACTGAGGCTGTTCGAATCCCATGAAGGGCGCACTCAATCAATTGGTCCACTGCAAGGTTCAGCATCTGGCCCTTTTCGTCTTTCCTAAGAACCCAAATCTGTTTTGTCTGATCGAACTCGAGGTAGGCTTCTTTCTTGGCATCGACACTTCCAAAGTGTTTCCATGGATATCCAGCTGATGTATCGCGCTGGATTGGATTACTCGATCCTATCCACGACACACATTCACAGCTTCAGTCTTCGTCAGTACACGTACACGGACATCTTCGTTGCGGATGACTGTCGCGAGATAGTCACCAACATCATCAACAGCCTTATTAAGAAGCTGTTCGTCCATGTCTGCTTGTCGATGATTGAATTTCTCCATACCATTCTCGTACGGCATGAATCCGTCAACTTCTGGCCGAGGATCTCTGCAGTCTAAAACCACAGGCTCAAACTCTGTTTCCTCCTTCGCCAACGGACTCTTCCAGTAACGGGTCTTGGTACTCTGGTACTGCTTGATGATTTGTGAGGTTGAATCATCATACGGTACACCGACAATCAGATATTCTCCATGAACATGTGGTTCAATTGGTGCAATCTTCTGATGTTTAAGAATGCGGATATCTTCCGTGATAGCTTGTTGTTGGTACGTCTCTGCACTTGCTATGAGCTCTTCGATTTCCTCCGCATAGATCAATGCTCCGATACCTGTTCGTTGACTAGCTGCGGCATGAAGCGCAATAATCTTACGAACTCGAGTCGGATCAGTAAGCATGACAACAGATCCACAGTCACCTTTCTTTGTGTTGATTGATGCATGTTGGTACGAGACTCCAGTTGCATGACCATGATAGCGTTGGCCATAACGCTCAGCTCCGGCAACATCAACTGTCTTGCAATCATCAAACACAATGTTCGTCACATGTGTTGTCCGATCGGGATGAGTTATACAAACCCACCCGGTGTGTCCTGCTCTCTCCTTCGAGTCAATGCGTCTGGCGATGTGTCGAACAATACTCCTGAACTGTGGACTTTGTTTGTCAACAATAGAAAAGACAACGATGTCACGTTTAGTTTCACAGATCAAGACTTTTGCCTTGTATCTCTCTCCAGATTGGGTGAACAGATCAAAAATCTCACCCACGTCCAAGTTCCCAACAGTATGAGAATTTGTAACCCCCAAACGCCCAGCGATCATGAGACCACGGGCTTTTAAGCTTTCGGGGGTTCCAATGAATACTGTATTAGCTGCAGCCATCCGCATCACATCAGATGCGGCTGGATCTGTCATGGCTTCAGCTACCAATGGGACTTCTTGTTGGACGCTCTGGTTGAGCTGTGTATCTGCGAAATGTATTGGAATCTGTGACATTCTTGGTGCTCCATCCCCTACGGAAGTGACTAATCCTCCTCCAGTTGTGTATAAAGAAGCGGGCGCAATGGCAGTCGGTTTGAAAGATGTAATTTCTGTTTGATCTTTCCGGCTACCTGCGTTACGAGCTGCTTGTGCTGCACGTCGTTGTGCTCCACTTTTCCTTTCGTCTTGAAGCGGAGGAAGAAGAGAAGCGAGTCGCTCGAGAGTTGGATCTCGTTTGCGAACACGCTCCTCATTAGATTCAGTGACAAGAGCAAAACAATGTTCGCAAGATGACGAGTGGCACGTTTTACAATAATCCATTGCTCGTGTCACAGATCTTGTTGATTTTGCGACTCTCTTTGGTTTCACGTAATCAGGCATAGGATCTTCTTCATCCATATCTGAGCCCCAACTCTCCCAAACTTGTTCGTTCTTTCCACACCAATCATGTCTGTCGGGATGAGTCTTCTGATGTGTATTAACGAGGCTCTGTATTGAACATCCAAGTCCAAGAGCCAACTTGAACACATAGAAAATTCCATCAACAACCTCCATGATGATTTGCTTCCCAGTCATGTCTGTAGCTCTCTCTTTCTTGATGACCATGGCGCGATTTGTGATGTGTTCAAGAACAGGTGTATCCAAAATGATGAAGAACTCACAGACACCACTTGTCGTCTCAAAGACATAATCTGCATCTGTAAAGTGAATCAAAACTGAAATCTTCAAATCAGTTTTCACTTTCTTTGCATTTGCCATGACTAGCGCTTCTGGTAGGTCAGTGTTCACAAGAGATCTGAATTCTTTCAGTATCTTAATGATCTGGAACTTTGTTGCGATATCAAAATTAGCGATCTCCTCAAAATCACCGTTGACATATCGCGACATTATTCCCATGAGCCCCATCTTCTTGAGTTCCTTTTGGCTACACATCATGTTGAAAATGTCATCTGGAAGCTGTCGATCGTAAACATCCAATTGGGTTCTGACATCACAACGAACGGATTTCTCACGTTTTTCGCCATTGATTTCGTTAATCATTTCGACGATAGATGTCTTCTTCTTCGAAGTCTGAGTATTTTCGATCTCAGTTCGAGTATAGACAATATCGCGATCATAATCCAAGGCCGAGTTGGCGTGTGTTTTCCATTTTGCCATGATTGCAGTGTCGAAGCGAAAGATGATGCATCGTCTGAAAAATGCAGTTCGGTCTTTTTTAACTTCAATGAAGAACTCCTTTGTGAGATTGGTCTCATTGCAAACCAAAACAACTGGTTCACACATTCGATCCTCATACGCATCCCAAACTCGTTTCATTGCGTCTGCAGCTTTGGAGCTGTCGGTGAACTCATCGATGAAGTCTAGAGTACAACCAGAATCTCGTAGTGCTGTGAGAAAACAAGTCTTTCCAAGTCCAGGAGGTCCCATGATCAAGAAGCTCTTAGCGTACGTTGTATAATTCGCCTCATATTCATAGTGCTCTTGTTCTCGATTAGCGAATTGAAGCCACGCGTTCTGTTCCTGACGACGAAATTGCATTGGTGGTCGACGGTTGGGTTGATGTGGTTGTTGAACCCTCTGTGGTCTACCCACATGAACTGGTCGATTGATTTGTAAATTGGCTATGTCTGGACCAATTGGTGTTGTATCGTCATCTAGTTCAATTTCATCGAAATCAATGTCGCCCACTGGTTCGAGCTCACGAGACAAGTACACTTCATACGCGGCTTTGTATCCACCCTCATATACTTTCATCTCGTAAACGAGACGATGTGGTGTGATACGAGGATTACGCCACGCAATGTAATTTGCCTCATTAACTCGCTTGATGGGGTTGAAGCGATAGAGTTCAAGATGTCCGAACTGAGGGTCGTAGTCTGACACTGGTCTGGCATGTCCTGCTGCACGTTCTGCAACAGCAGTGTCATCTTTAACGAGAATGAGAAGATCACGACGCCTGTCAATGCAATCGGGTGTTTGCAAATGTTCTGTGGAGTTAATCCCAGATATATTTGTGCAAACAATAATGTAGCGAGAGACAAACTTACGTCCTTTCTCTTCCAGCCCCGCCATATTGAGACTGTAGCTTGCGCTTGACTTCATGTTGACAAACTCCTTGATATCATTGCCATCATTGCTTGAAGCGAAGTCATCATAAATGAAGACATCTTGACCGGCGTAACCACTACAGTACTGATCTGTAGCGTTGCGAGTGTAAACACTCAATTTCCGTCCTTCAAGTTTTGACAAGCATTGAACGATGTAACTTGCGAAGTGTGATTTACCAACACCTGGCTCTCCGTAGAGCCAAAGGCAAACTGGTTCTTGTCTAACAGTGCTTGTTGCTTTGAGTAAGTCGTA